AACGAAGTAGCAACAATCGACATAGAAAAATTTGCAGATCAAGGTTTTGAAAACATTGATAGCAAATCGTTGCAGTTACCATTTCTTAAAATCTTAGGTCAGCTATCACCACAAGTGACAGCTGGAGATTCTAAATATATTGATGCTGCAAAACCAGGAATGATCTATAATACTGTTACAGATAAACTGTATGACGGTAACAAAGGTATCTTGGTAATACCTGCTTATTACAAGTTTGAATACATTGAATGGGCAGACAGAGGACAGGAAGGTAGTAATGCACCTAGAAATATCTATCCTGCTGACAGTGATATCATGTCTAAAACTAATAGAGGTGATGATGGTAAAGATAGATTGGAATCTGGAAACTACATTGAAGAGACAGCTTCTCACTTTGTAGTAGTAGTCGAAGAAAGCATGGCCAGCGAAGCATTAATCACTATGAAATCTACTCAAAGAAAAAAATCTAAAAAGTGGAATTCAATGATGAACATGATGCAAGTTCCAAAAAAAGATGGCAAAGGTTTCTTTAGACCTGCACCATTTACTCAACAATACAGATTAAAAACTGTTTTAGAAAAAAACCAGTTAGGCTCATGGTATGGTTGGGAGATTACATCAGAGGGATTAGTCCAAGACGAAAGCTTAGTTAATAGAGCTTACAAGTTTAGACAATCTTTGATGAGTGGTAGTGTTAAAGTAAAACACGGCCAAGAAGAAGAATCAGCTAAAACACCATTTTAAATATGGACTTTAGTAAATCCTTGGAGCAGTTTAAAAAGCTGTTCCAAGGGTCTGATACATATCATGGTCAATCTAAAAAGTTAGGTAAGAAGAGATCTGACGGAAAAGATGAATGGCGAAGTTGGATAAATCCTATTCCAATGACAGATAAAAATTGGTTGGATCACCTAGAGGGTAAAGATAGTTTTGGAACCGTTCCTATAAGGGATGACTCAACAACAAGTTGGGGAGTAATTGATGTCGATAGATATAATATAGATCATAAAAAATTTATTAAAATAATTCGTGAAAGAAAATATCCGTTTGTTCCTTATAGATCTAAGTCAAATGGTTTGCATTTAATTTTACATTTATCTGAGGCTGTGCCTGCAGCTGACATGAGAAAGAAGATGATAGCTATAGCATCTGATTTAGGTGTTAATGATGCGAAGACAGATATATTTCCTGCACAAGATACTGTAGATCTAACTCCTGAAAAATGGGATGATAAACAAAAAGGACAATTTGTAAATCTACCTTACTATAATGCTAAATTTCCAACACGATGTGCAATGGATGATGAAGCACAAAGTCTATCATTTGATAAATATATTGAATACGTAAAACAATTTGTAATTACTAAAGAACAATTTGATAAACTTAAAACAGCAACGGACAACGAAGACAAACAATGGCCTAACTGCGTAAATAAATTTATTAGAAATCAAGTTAGAGAAGGAGAAGGTCGTAATGATGCAATGTTTAATGTTGGTGTCCTTTGCAAAAAGATAAATGAAGATAAAGATTATTGGGAGGCACAGATAAGAGATATGAATAAAACAATTTGTGTGCCACCTCTTACACCAAAAGAAATAGCTAAAGTTATAGAGCAAGTTGATAAAAAAGATTATTCTTATAAATGTGGAACATCTGTAGCAAGAATGTATTGTAATGGATCTACACAATGTGCAAAACGTAAGTATGGTATTGGTTTGAATGAAGCTATACCCGAAGTTGGCAAGTTAGTAAAAGTTAATTCTTATCCTGAGCCTTATTGGTTGTTACCTATTCAAGGTAAAGTAGTAAAATTAGATACTAAACAATTATATCAACAACAGTTATTAGGAGAACGATTATTAAATTATGATATTGTGTGGCGACCACTAAGACCAAGTAAACGGGATCCTGATCCCTACAGAGATTGGTTAGAAGAACTTATCTCTAACAAACAAGATATGGAAGGTTTTGATGGTGAGGAGGAAAAGAAAGAGGTATTCAATACAAGGATAATAAAATTCTTTGAAGACACTGATACCATTACAGAATTTGATCAAATAGAACATGATAATATTTATCAAGATGGAAACGAGATTAGATTTAAGCTAGAAACTTTTAGACAATTCATGAAAAAGCAAGGCTATAACTGGTCTGAAAAAGAGTGTACAGTATTCCTACAGGGGGCTGGTTGTGATAAAAAAGCTAAATTCCAAGGCATCCAAGCTAGACACTGGGTTGCCACGTTACCAAAACAAACAGAACACAGAAACAAAGATGTCAAATTTACTAAAGCAAAAGCTCCATGGGAAAACAATTAAATTTTTTGGCCCACCAGGCACAGGAAAAACTCACAGACTTTTAAAAAGAGTTGAAAGATTTCTTAAACGTGGAATGTCACCTGATGAGATTTGTTATATTTCATTTACGAACAAAGCAGTTGAAGAATGTAGAGATAGAGTAAGAAAACAATTTAAAGGTTATGATGAGGATGATTTTAAATATTTCAGAACTTTACACAGTTTGGCAAGACAGCAGTTTGCAGATATACCAGTATTAGATCCTAAAGTGGACATGCTGCAGTTTCATACACAGTACGGCACAGTGAAATTAAATTATAAACCAACTTGGGATGATCAAAGAGTTTATAATAATTGGTCTTTACAGATATACGATCGGGCAAGAAACATGAAGATGAACCCAATAGACTTGTATAAGAAAGAACCAAGAAAAAAAGTTAGACTACAACAATTTAAATCAATCATTGCAGGTTACGAACAATATAAAACTTACGAAGCAAATCCAGGTGAGTTTAAAAATGACAGATTAGATTTTACGGATATGGTGCAGAAGTATATCGAATCAGGTTTAGCATTACCGTTTAAGGTTTTGATGGTGGATGAAGCTCAGGATCTTACTCCTTTACAATGGGACATGGTAGTAAAATTAGCTTTAAACTCTAATAAAGTTTACATAGCAGGTGATGATGATCAAGCTATTTATGAATGGAATGGAGCTGATGTTTTATTTTTTCAAACGTTTCCTGGTAAAGTAAAGATATTAAAAGAATCACGTAGATTAAATAAGAAAGTGCATTTTTTTTCTAAATGTATTTTAAATGGTATGGAAGGACACCGGATAAAAAAAGAATTTACTTCGAATGGAACTGACGGTGAGATTTATAAATGGAGCACCTTAAAAAAAATACCTTGGGAGATACAGGGTTCTTGGATGGTCCTTTCAAGAATTAACGATGTGAAAAAAGAATTGCAAGATGAGGCTAGAAAACTAGGTTTATATTTTCAAGATATGCGTGGAAACAAATCATTTGATATTAATCAATGGAAGGCTATCCAAGATTGGGAGTCTATATGTGATGGTGGATCTATAACGAGAGAAGATGCCTGCAATATGTATACATATTTATTAAACATAGATCACGGCTACCGGTCATCGGACAGTAAAAAGTGGAGCTTTGCTCACCCTAATCAAGTATTTAACTTTGAACAATTACATTTACAAGGTGGTATGGTAGAGGAAAAACAATCTTGGCTTGATGCATTTCAAAGAAAATTCAAAGATAAAGAAAAAATATATTTTAGAAAGCTTCTAAAAAGTGAGATTAATTTAGACGATAAAGCTAGAATTATTATAGATACCATACACCAAGTAAAAGGTGGAGAAGCAGATAATGTTGTAATATCAGCTAAATGTAATTTTCCCTCACATTATGATAGAAAAAACTTAGAGGAAAGAGTTAAAGAATTAAGAGTTTGGTATACAGGTGTTACACGAAGTATTAATACTTTACACTTACTTGGCACCTATCATAAGTATCATTTTCCCTTGAGTAAATATTATAAATTGTATAAAAGTAATTACCTATGAAATGGCCCATAACTTGTGTAGATAATTTTTTTGATAACCCTGACGAAATAGTCAAATTTGCAAACACTTGTGAATATGAAAAACCAAATGATGGAAAATGGCCAGGAAGAAGAACTAAACCACTACATCTAATAGATTTTAATTTTTTCGAAAAAGTGATTACAAAAATTATTTCTTTAATTTATCCAATGCAAGCTTACAATGTTCAGCTAATAGCAAACAGTTATTTTCAAAAAATAAAAGGATCTGATTATGTAAACGAAGGGTGGGTTCATGATGACAGAGGTTTAGAGTTTACATCAATAATCTACTTAACAAAAGATAACAGTTGTGGAACTTCAATATTTAAAGGTAAAAATTTTAATGTTCATCCTATCAATGAACCTAAAAAACGTGAAAGATATGCTAATTTAAATGAAATATCGGGTGAAACAGAGAAAATTTATTTAAAACAAAACAATGATCAATTTAAAAAAACTTGTTCTTTTACATCAGAATATAATAGAATTGTTAATTTTGATTCTCATAATTTTCATGCAGTAGATAATTATGGAAATAAAGATGAGAGTGAAAGATTGACTTTAATTACTTTTTTTGAGGATGTTTACTTTCCTAAAATAAAATTTCCGATTACTGAGATGAGGAGAATAATATAAATGTCTAAAAAACAAATTGGTGGTTCCCATTATAAATCTTTTACCATTGAGCCTTGGACATTTATACAAGAGAATCAACTTAATCCTTTTCAAGCTAATGTAATAAGATATACGTGTAGATACAAAAACAAAGGTGGAATACAAGATTTAGAAAAAATAATTCATTATTGTGAAATGGAGATAGATTTTATGAAGAAAAAAGAAAAGAAGGTAGAGCTTCCTGATGATTCACATGCAAAAGAAGAAGAGTGGGCACAAATGATAGCCCAAATGCAAGATTCATGAGTCATCAATTAAATTTTATATACAACGATAGCGATTGGGTTGCTCCATCAGAGTATCCCGATTTAAGAAATGCTAATGAGGTTGCAATAGATTTAGAAACAAAGGATCCAAATCTTAAAACAAAGGGTTCAGGTTGGGCAACTTTTGATGGTGGTATTGTTGGATT